CACAGCCGAGTTGGTGTACTACGCCAAGTTGACAAAGTTGTCATCCACAGTTGCAACCAACTGGTTGTTGACGCAAGCTCCTGACGTCTATTTGTATGGTGCTTTGTTGCAGGCTGCGCCATACCTGCAAGACGATGCGAGAATCCCAGTGTGGTCATCGCTTTACCAGGCAGGACTAGATCAGTTGCAGATTGCAGATGATCGCGGTTCTACATCGGGCGGTGCGATTTTGGCAAGAGCAAGGACATTTGGATGATGATTACCACCACCAAGGGCGAGATGGACGAGTCACTGCTTGAAAAGCGTGAAGGCTCTCTCGACAACGATACCGAGACAACGAGCTGGGTAGAGTATTGGTTGGATGGCGAGATGGTGCATCGGTCTGTCCACATGGCTCTCAAAAGCAGTGTCTTTGCTGATGGAATCAGTCAACAAATTTAAGGAATAAACCATGGCCAATACACAAGCGATGTGTACGAGTTTCAAAGGCGAGCTGCTGGTCGGCCACCACAATTTCGGTACTGGCGTCATTCGCGCAGCGACCACTGCCGACACATTCAAGGCCGCCTTGTACTTGGCCTCTGCCACTGTCAATGCTTCAACCACGGCCTACAGCTCATCTGGTGAGGTGACAGGCACAGGCTACACCGCAGGCGGCGTGACAGTGACATTTGGCACGCCACCAAGCACCAGTGGCACGACAGCTTTTGTGACGCCAAGCGCCAGCATCAGCTATTCATCTGTCACATTGTCCACAGCATTTGATGCGGTCCTGATCTATAACTCGACCCAATCAGACAAGGCAGTCAGCGTCCACACATTTGGCAGTCAGACAGTGACTGCTGGGACATTCACCCTGACCATGCCGGCCAACGATGCAAGCACTGGCCTGATCAGGCTGGCTTAAAGCAGGGGCAGCAACATGGCTGCATATGGAACAGGCTATTACGGGCTTGGCGTCTACGGCATAGGCAATGTCGTTATCAGTGGCAATTCGTCTACTGCTGCTGTCGGCAATTTACTAGCAGACCGATCAATCCAAGAAGATGGAACGATTGCCACAGGTAATGTCGGCACAGTCGGGCTGACTGTATCCATTGCCATCTCTGGCAATGCATCAACTTGTGCTGTTGGCTCTGTACTGGCAACATCCACCAATGCCGTCACCGGCAATGAGTCAACCTTGGCGGTTGGCAGCGTTGAGCCGTCACAAGCAGTTGACCTGGCTGGCAATGCCGCGACTGGCGCCGTTGACTCGGTTGGCGTCACAAGCACCACGGCCATCACCGGCAATGCCGCAACCGGCGCTGTTGGGACGGTTGGCGCAGAGGTTATTTCGTTCCAAGACATTACTGGCGTCGAAGGCACAGGATCTGTTGGCACTGTTGGCAATGTCGTATCCATTGGGATCACTGGCGTTGAGTCCATCTGTGCTGTTGGCGTGATGATTGGATTTGGCTGGGGAGCCATTCCAGACAGTAGCGAGACATGGACACCAGACTCAGACACATCGGCAAGCTGGACACCAGTTGCTGATTCATCTGAGAGTTGGACGCCAGTTTCTGATAGTTCAGAAACTTGGACTGATTTAGCAGACAATTCAATCACTTGGCAAGAGGCCGCATAGGTTGGAAATGAAGAATACTGAATCATTGACTCAGCAGCGATTGAAAGAAGTGTTGAACTATGACGCTGAGTCTGGTGTTTTTACTTGGAAAATTGGCCGTCCTAAAGCAGCCATGGGTGAAATTGCCGGTGGATTTAGTGATCGTGGATATTTAACTATTTGTATTGACGGGGTGAAACATCGTGCTCATAGGTTGGCATGGCTTTATGTTCATGGCGTTTATCCAGATCAAATAGACCATGAAAATCATGTCAGACACGACAACAGAATGATCAATTTAAAAGCATCTAACAGCTATGAAAATAGCAGAAATCAATCAAGACCATCAAACAATACATCAGGTGTTGTTGGTGTTTCTTTGAGCAATAGAATTAACAAAAAAAATGTCAAATGGGAAGTTAGAGTTTGTGGAAAGTTTCTAGGATATTTCGACAATTTTTTTGACGCTGTTTGCAAGCGAAAATCTGCTGAGCGGCAATTTGACTTTCATCCTAATCACGGAATTTAAAGGGGTTTTATCATGGCGGACACCACAACCAGCAACTTATTGCTTACAAAACCAGAAGTTGGGGCTTCAACAGATACATGGGGAAGCAAAATAAACACCGACTTGGACACGATTGATGCGTTGTTCACAGCCGCAGGCACAGGCACATCTGTTGGCTTGAATATTGGATCTGGCAAGAAGCTAAAGCTGGTTGGCGATGTCATTGACACCAATGGCAATGAGTTGCTCAAGGTGTCTGCAACAGCATCTGCTGTAAATGAGTTGACACTTGCTAATGCAGCCACTGGCGGTGCGCCAGTGCTATCTGCTACAGGCGGCGACACAAACATTGGAATTGGACTGACGCCAAAAGGCACTGGTGGAGTCGTATTCCCAGCAGGCGCTGTAGGCACACCTGCCATCACCACTACTGGCGACACAAACACAGGCATCTTCTTCCCTGCGGCTGACACTATTGCCTTTACTGAAGGCGGCGTGGAGTCAATGCGTATCGACTCCTCTGGTAATGTGGGGATTGGTACGAGTTCGCCGGGAGCCAAGTTAGATGTAGCTGCCGGTGGTGGTACAACAATTCGCTTATCCAACACAAGCGGAAATAGCACTACTGGAGATTTAATTGGTGCGCTAGATTACTATTCCGCAGATGCTGATAACCCAGCAGTACGTTCGTATATTCGTAGCTACTTTCTTGATCTGTTTGGACGAGATAGCTATTTAACATTCGGAACTACAACTACAGGGGGTAACGCTACAGAGCGTATGCGTATCGACTCCAGCGGTAACTTGCTGGTGGGAAAGACTGAGGATGAGGCAAGCGTAAAAGGTAGTTCGCTGCGAGCATCTGGTGAGATACAAATTGGTCTTACAACTGCTGGCGGTGGAAGCCAATGTATGCTTTTAAACAGGCAAGACACCGACGGAACACTTATTACTTTCAGGCACGCAAGCACAACTGAAGGCACTATCTCTGTCTCAGGCACAACAGTGTCTTACAACGGTGGTCATTTGTCTCGTTGGGCGCAGACTACAGCACCAAAAGACGATACGCTGGTCAAAGGCACTGTGCTGTCCAACTTGGACGAGATGAATGTTTACACAGACGCTGACGGCAACCCTGTCGAGAACGAACAGCTTAACAAGGTGAAGGTGTCGGACGTTGAAGGCGATTTCAATGTTGCTGGTGTGTTCGTGAACTGGACGCACGATGATGCCCACAATGTGGACGAGATCAACATGGCGATGACGGGTGACATGATTATCCGCATTGCTCAAGGCGTGGCTGTCCAACGTGGTGACTTGCTTATGTCTGCTGGTGATGGCACTGCCAAGCCGCAGGGTGACGACATCGTGCGCTCCAAGACCATCGCCAAAGTCACATCAACCCATGTCACTTGCACCTACGCAGACGGTTCATTCTGTGTGCCTTGTGTGCTGATGGCTTGCTAAAAGGAAATATATGACAACCACTTGGACAATCTCCCAACTTGACCGTCAAACCTTTGATGGATTTGTAACCACTGCCCACTGGCAAGCCACTGGAGTGCCGTGGTGAACGAGGTGGAAAAAGACTTTGCTGTGCATGAAGCAGTTTGCGCTGAGAGATATGCCGCCATTGAAAAAGCCTTTACTGAAGGCGATAGACGCATGACGCGCATTGAGTATTTGCTTTATGTCGTAATTGGTGCGGTGCTGTTGGGGCCAGGCTTTGTCGGCACGATTGTCAACAAACTGATAGGCGCGTGAAATTGATCCGATCAGCCTCCTCTTCGCTGCCAACGCCTGCGTTAAGGGGATCACTGAGCTTTGCTCTTTGTATAAAGAGGCCAAGACAAGTTTTCTTGAAGTCAAAAGCACAGTCGATGAAGCCATTGGGGATGCCAAGGCTGCTAGATCTTGGTGGCAAAAGTTGTTTGCTCCAAAGCCAGCAGCCACCACGTCCAAGCCTGTGGCGAAAAAGAAGGAAAAGTTCGTTGCCTATGACGAGACTCAGGCAATGGCCGACATCATCAAGCAGCTCAGTAAATTCTGGAGCTTGCAGGATCAACTGAACGCATATTTGCGCGAGGAGGAAGAGAAGGCCAAAGTCTATGACCCCACCATCAGCAACGCGCAGATGATGGAAAGCGCGATGAATCGCGTGATGTGCAGGCAGCAGATGGAGGAGTTATCGACCACCATCAGGGAGATCATGGTTTACCAAACCCCTGGCCTTGCTGATCTGTATTCGCAGACTTATGAGATGCGCCAGGTCATCTCAGAGGAACAGGAAAAAGCTAGACTCAAGGAGGAGGCGCAGAAGAGGCAAGACGCATGGCTACACAGGCAAGAGGAAAGAAACCTGCAAGCAAAACTGGCAGCAGTGGTGGCGACTTCTATATTCCTCCTGTACCTTTGGCTGTGGTTCCTGTTCGTAAGTCAGTGGGGGAAGAAATAGTGGGCTGGATATTTTGCTGTATTCTGATCGCGGCCCTGCTCCCCTTGGGTGCAATGCTTTATCTCGACATCTTGGAGGTGAAGCATCAGGTGAAACAAGAGGTGGAAAAGGTCGAACGGCTAAGAAGACAACTGGAACAGGAGAAGCGAAAAAATGACAAGACATGAATTTTCACTGCTGGCGTTGACTGTTTGCGTTGGCATCCTCTGCGGGTTACTGGCTGGCTGCGAAGATCGTTTCAGATACCCTTGCCAAGACCCAAAGAATTGGGAACTTGCCGAGTGCAAGCCGCCAATCTGCACAGCAACGGCTACATGCCCCGACCAGTTAATCAAACCCGAACAGGAGAAGAAGTGATGGCTACAGTTGGATATAAACCAAATAATCGTCTGTCTCCAGAGGAGATTGAGGCTCGCGTGTGGGCTTGGGTGATCTTCGTGATCTCTGTCATCTTGTTGGGTTCATGTTTCAGTTTCATCTATTCGGTGACGTTCGTGACCCAGCCGATGTCATCTATGGCGCCAATAGACAAGGTATACACGAAGATGATCAACGACATCATGCTGCTTTGCACTGGCGTGCTGGGCGGTGTAGCTGGCCGCAAGGCCGTGTCGGCTGCTGTGGCGACAGCCACCGCCAAGGCAGAGAACATTGACAACGACAACGATGAGCCGCCAAAGCCATGAAGGATCTTCTTGGCGGTCTGCTGGTGCTGGTCCTTGTGTTTGGCGGTGGCTACTGCACCGGCAAGCACTATGAGCAAGAGGCCCAGCAGGCCGAGGTGGATCGGCTCAACACCGAGGCCAGGGCCAAGGAAAAGGCTTTGGCTGACGCTGTAACAACAACTGCAAATGCACTGAGGGTATCGAATGAAAAAGCAAAGATGGCTACAAAACAGCGCGATGCTGCTATTGATAGTGGTGCTCTCAAGCTGCGCCTCAAAGCGTCCTGCCCCATACAAGCCGCCGCAGATCCCGCCACTCCCACAGGAGGTGGTGGAGGAGAAGCATCAGCCGAACTTAGTCCAGAAGTTGGAAAAGCTCTTTTCGCAATAGCAGAGGAGGGTGACCGCGCCATCACCAAGCTGAATGCTTGCATCGATTTGTACAACCAAGCCCTTGAATCACAGAAAGGTATCAAATGAATCTATCAAAAAACTTCAAACTCTCAGAGCTAATTAAGTCAGAGACTGCAACACGCCTAGACATTGACAACACGCCAAACGAAGAGCAGATTGAGTCACTGCGTTTGCTCTGCGAAAACATATTGCAACCTGTCCGAGATCACTTTGGCAAGCCTGTCAAGATCTCATCTGGATTTAGGTGTTCTGCCTTGAATCAAGCTACAGGAGGCTCGGCAACCTCAGACCATTGCAAAGGCCAAGCCTGCGATTTTGAAATTGATGGCGTTCCCAATCCAGAGCTGGCAGAGTGGATTGAAAGTAATCTGAAATACACGCAATTGATCTTGGAATTTTGGGTTCCAGGCGGGGATGATCCAAATGCGGGGTGGGTGCATTGCTCATTCTC